GGCTATCCCTCTGCCGGTCGCATTGCGTGGGCACTCTGGGGTGGCGATGCCGGGCAACGGTGGGCCAACTCGATTCGTGACCGCATGGACGCAGAAGACGAACGCGGAGAGAAGGTAGCGCGGAGAGAAGGAGAGAGCCTTGACAACTGCGTGGCACGCGGCATTGAGGTGCTGATGGCTGAGGGCTACGAGCGTGACCAAGCGGTTGCCATTGCGTACCGTCAGTGCGGAACAGCCACGAAGCGTGCGGTTGCCTTGCTCACCGGCATGGAGCCGGAGATGCAGAAGAAGGCGTTCGACGGGCCAAGTAAAGAAGACTGGCCTGAACGCACCAAGGAAGTCCGCAAGGCCATCGAGGACGTTGAAGACTACGACCCCGAACCGGCAAGCGATGACATCCGTGCGGGCGAACCAGCCAATCCCGCGCGTCGTATCCAAACCAACTTGGTGCGTGTGCTTGAAGACCAGAAGCGCGAGATCATCAATGCTCTGCTTGGTGAGAAGGGCGGCAAGAAGCAGTTCGGCCCCTCTGACTTGCTGAACCTGTTGACCTCTCTCGGAGCGTTTGAGATCCGCTATCAAGAAGCGGTTGCCGGGCCGATGGCTGAGGCGACAGCATCCGGTAGCACCTTCGGCACCAACGAAGTCGGTGTTGCTGGATCGTTTGACGTTGTTGATCCCAAGATCGCTGAATTCGCAGCGACCTACTCTGATCAGTTTGCCTCTGAGGCGTCTGCGTCTTCTTTGCGTAGGGCGCGAACCATCATTGCTCGCGGGCTTGAGGAGCGACGTAGCGTGCAAGAGATTGCTGACCAAATCAGTACCGACTATGCGTTCAGCGCTGCGCGAGCGACCGTGGTGGCACGCACCGAGACTGCCCGTGCGTTTGTTGAAGGCGAGCGGCTTGGGTGGGAAGAGTCCGGCGTGGTGCGTGGCAAGCAGTGGCAACTCGCTGCAGGTGCCTGCCCGTTCTGTCGTCAGACTGCACGCAAAGGAACGTCGAAGGTCTTCGGCCTCAACGAACCTTTCTGGAAGAACGGTGACACTATCTCGGCTGGAGGTGGCACCTATTCCGTCCGATATGGCGATGTGCAAGGTGCGCCGCTTCACCCCAACTGCCGGTGCGACATCATCCCCATCCTTGGAGATCCTGACGAATGAACGAACTGAACCCAACTGAATACGGGTTGAAGTCTGACGTGCCAACCGTCTGGCGTGAACTGTCGATCAAGAACATCGAGATCGACCAGCCCAAGCGGAGCGTGCTTGCGTACATCACCACAGACCGCGTCGACGAAGAAGGCGAAGTCGTCGTGCCAGAAGGCATCGACTTCTCGCGTTTCAAGAAGACCGGCACGGTGTTCTACAACCACGACTATGCAGCACCCTGCGGCGTCTGCACCAGCATCAAGCACACCGATCGAGGCATCATGGCCGTGACTCAGTTCCCTGAGCGGCCAGAAGGCTACGAAGGCAAGTGGTTGCCTGATGAGGTGTTCGCCATGTTCGCCTCAGATCCGCCGATCGTGAAGGCGTTCAGCATTGGCTTCGCATACACCCAAGTGCGTCAGCCCACCAAGAAAGACTTTGACCGATACGGTCGCGATGACATCAAGCGAATCGTCAGCAAGTCACGCATGCTCGAATACAGCGTTGCACCCTTGCCCATGAACGAAGACGCCATCGCCGTACAAGTCACCAAGCAACTCAATGACGTCGGCAACGTTGCCGATGTATGTGATTGTTCGCAGGCATCGTGCGAGAACCCTGAGAGCGTCAACTGTCGGCAGGCGGTTGGAGAAGCAGAGCAGGCATCAGCGACTCAGCCAGAGCGAAGTTCTAATGATTCTGAAACAAAGGAAAAAACCATGTCGGAAGATATCCGAAAGAAGATGATGGTTGACCTCAAGCCAGACATGACCATCGCCGAACTCATGGCCGCAATGCAAGCGGAAGATGAGGCCGACGCTGTGCGTGCTGAGGTTGAGGAAGACGTCCGCAAAGCAGAACACGATGACGAAGAAAAGAAGAAGCAAGATGACAAAGACGAGAAAGCAGCCAAGTCTGCTGTCGCCCTTGTCGCTGATCTTGTCAAGAAGCAAGCAGCAGAAGGCCGCCGTCGTGTTGCCGCTGCCACGCCAATCGTGACTGCACCTGTTCTCACCGGTAACCTGAAGCACCTGAAGGACGCCGAAACCGCACACGGTCTCGGTCAGTTCTTCTTGGGTTCCATGGGCAACAAGTCCGCACAACAGTGGGTCTCGGATCGCTACGGCGTCAAGGCACACGGCGAAACCAACAACTCGCTTGGCGGCTTCTTGGTTCCTGACGAACTGGAGCAAGCAATCATTGATTTGCGCGCTCAGTTCGGCAAGTTCCGTGCCAATACCCGCGTGCTCAACATGAGCCGTGACACCCTGCTCATCAACCGGATTGCTGGCGGCCTGACCGCTTCATTCGTTGGTGAAGGTTCTTCAATCAGCGAGACCGATGCTTCGTTCGACCAAGTCTCCTTGGTTGCTCGCAAGGCTGCCACGTTGACCAAGTACAGCCGTGAGTTGGCCGAAGATTCCGTTGTGAATCTCGGTGACTTCTTGGCTGGCGAAGTCGCCCGTGCGTTTGCCAACACAGAAGACGAAGCAGGCTTCAATGGTGATGGTACCTCAGGCAACGGCGGTATCGTCGGACTGAAGAACGCTGTTGGTTCTGCTGGTCAGAACACAGGTTCGGGCAACAACTTCGCTGCTTTGACTCTTGCTGACTTGACCGACACTGTTGGCTTAGCGCCTGAGTTTGTGTTCTCACAAGGAACACCAAAGTGGTACATGTCCACCCAGTTCTACCATACTGTGGTTCTCAAACTCCTCAACGCTGCTGGCGGCAACACCAGTCAACTGTTGGCCGATGGCGTGACAGTTCCTTCGTTGTTTGGATATGAGGTCGTGCTGACTGATGTCATGCCAAAATCAAGCGCTGCATCTACCATCTGTGCGTACTTTGGCGCACTCGAACTCGGAGCAACGATGGGCGACCGTCGGCCAACCGAGATTGCCGTGAGTGAAGATCGCTTCTTCGAGGCCGACCAAATCGGTGTTCGTGGAACGACTCGCTTTGATATCAACTGTCACGATGTTGGCGATGGCAGCACTGCCGGTGCTATCGTTGCACTCAAGACTTCCTCTTAATTGAAAGGCTGATACCAAATGATCTCCCTTCAAGACATTACTTTCAAACACTTCTCCGAGAACGATGCTTCGGCAGGGACCAAGGAGATTGACACCCTGAACGCTGACTACCTCGTCATTCAGTTCTTCACCTCTGGTGGATCGAATGGCGCGATGGATGCACTCAAGTTGCAAGAGTCCGACGCTTCTGGTTCCGGTCAAGCCGATATCTCCGGCACTGACTTGTCCAGCACCGTCACCTCTCCAACAAACGTTGCCGCTGATGATGGCTGTGCTCTGTACTTCGTTGACCTTCGCGGTCGCAAGCGCTACATCACCATCTCGTTCAACGGGCCTGCCTCGTCCAGCAACTACGTGGCTGCGTTCACTCTCAACGATCAGCGACCTATCACTGCTGCTTCTGCCGACTGGCAAGGCCGCGTGATCATCTGATCACTCACACTTGTGACCTTCCTCTCAAAGGCCCGGCAGTCCATTCGTGGCTGCCGGGCTGAGGGGGGAAAAGGAGACTGCTGATGGCTCTGGCTGACAACGCACTCGTTTCTCTGGCTGATGCAAAGGCGTACTTGGGTGTCGGCACTTCTGGTGACGATGCCTTGATTGAGCGTTTGATCAACGCAGAGTCAAGCCGCATCGAGCGGTACTGCGACCGCAACTTCAGAAAGCAGTCATACCGCGAGTCGTACAATGGCTCCGGTCAGCGACGACTTCGCCTTCGCAACTATCCGGTGATTGGAATCAGCCGCGTTGCGATTGGCAACAAGATCGCTTTCAGCGTCAGCAGCGACACCGCCAGCGACCTGCGTTCGGTTGTTGAGGTACGCAGCGACCGCTTGATTCTGACCCGTCACCAGTCAGACGGCACGAAGACGACGAGCAACCTTGTCTTCGCATCTGCCAACAATGACACGGCTTCGGGCCTTGTCGATGCAATCAATGCCGTGTCTGGCTTTGATGCAACCCTCTTGACCAACTGCTTGAGCGTTGACCTGTTCCGGCAGGGCGGCGTCAACGTCATGCTCTCAACCGCACAGATCGAGTTCCCTGACCGCGACGATATCCCGTACCGCGTGCATGATGATCGTGCCACGCTCGAGTTCGTGGATTCTGCCGATATGCTGTTCTTCGGCAAGCACACCGACGCAGGGCTTCCAATGCCACATACCTTCGGTGGCATCCTTGTTGAGTACGACGCGGGCTTTGACGGACTGAGCGAGATTCCTGCTGACCTTGCCCAAGCCTGTATTGAGTTGGTGCAGTTTGCATATAGCAACAAAGCCGAGAACCCGACCATGCAATCCGAGTCGATTGGCTCATACTCGTACACCCGTGCAGCCGACCCGATCCGTTCATCTGATCGTATCCGAGAACTGTTGGCCCAATTTGTTGATCGGAAGTCATGAGCGTCACCGAACTCATCACGAAGCACGGCGTATCAATCACCATCCAGACTGCCTCAACGTCAAGGGATGCGTCTGGCTTTCCAACGCTGACATACTCGAACGGCTCGACCGTCACCGGGTTCATTCAGCCAGCCGGTGCTTCGGAGCCTCTGCAAGCAGGCCGTGACGAGATGGTGATCACGCATCGAGTGTACTTCGACGCAGGCGTTGACATCGCACCAACCAACCGGCTCAAGTTCACCGATCCCGCAAACAGCGACCTTCGGTTCTTGGAGGTGGTCGGCGTGATCAAGCCCGGCATGTTCTCCGGTGCTGCGTCGTTGGCTCACGTTGTGGTTGACTGTTCAGAGGACTCGACGGCGGTATCATGAGTTATAAGTTCGACTCAAATTTAGGGAAACGATTAGGTGAGGCGATTGCTGCTAACGCGGTAAGGGCAGCGGCTATATCAATAAGAAAGACTGCAAAGGATCTTGTCAATCGTGGTGCGTCTGAAAAGCGGGTGAACTCAAAAGGTCGCCGAGTTTGGGCGAGTGGTTCAAAATCACCAAACCCACCATTCAACTTTACAGGTGCGCTCTTTCAGAATATCAAAGCCGATCTGAGAAACGCCAAAGGAGCAAGACCCTCGGCGAGAGTTGGACCAGATGGAAAGATCATTCCCTACGCTGCTCGGCTTGAGTTTGGCTTTGTCGGTACTGACAGAAAAGGTAGAACAATCAATCAAGGGCCACGGCCATACATGCGTCGAGCGTTAAGTGAGGGAGCCAAAAAGGCAAACAAAGCGGCAATGCAAGCCGCAAAAGATGCCATGCGCAAGTTTGCTAGACGTGGAGGAAGATCATGAGTCAAGACGTTGTGAAAGCGTTCTACACCCAATTGATCAGCCAGCAATTCAACTTGCTCGGCTTCTATAATGCGGTGGGTGGCCGTATTTACGAGCAAGAAGCACCGGCGATGAAAAACACGCCGTTGGCTATCTTCCAGTTAATTAGCGCTCCTTTCGAGGAAACCTTCAACAGGAGCACAGTCAAGGACTATCTGTTCCAAGTCGATATCTACAACAGAAAGCAAGATGGTATGGCGGCATTGGGTGCACTCCAGACCAAATTGTTTGATCTTATGCAACACGGCACGCCATTAATCGACAACCATGATCGTGCCCTCATCGAATGTACCAACGACGGTATTCGCTCAGTGGAGGGCGAGTACCTAAGAGTCACCACTGAATTCCGGCTTCGCACTGGGGCCACAGTCTAAGGATCTATAAACATGGCACGTATCTCAGGTTCGGACGGATCTTGCTCCATCACCGGCTACAAAGTTCTTTTCAATACTTGGTCTGCAACTTTCAGCCAGCCCATCATTGAACTCACCGCCTTCGGTGACACCTTTGCCGAGAAGATTTTC